CTCCGTAGATGAAGCAGTAATCAAAGTACTCAGTCACTTTTGCTCTTGCCTGTTCAACCATCCATGCTGTTTGCTTCCCGCCAACGGCAGTATTCAAATAAGTCATCTTAGTCTTCTTACAGAGCTGATGCTGCCATCCGTAGTCAGCTGCCGAGTGTGAATCACCAATAAACAAAGCCTTCTTTCCTTTAACTGAAAGGACTGTGTCTTGTTTGATTGTATCCTGCTTGATAGTATCTACTTGAGGTAATTCACCCCAGGCTAAAGGATCTCTAACGGCAGGTTTTGATTCTACTACCACCCATCCCACTACCAGGCTCAAGGCTACTAATACAAGTGCGTCTTTAACTGTCATTTTTTAATCTTGATTAAGTATCCTTCCGGAACTGATTTAAATTCTTCAGCAATCATTCCTTTAAATGATTCGTCAAACATTCCCATATCATATCCTGAATGTAGATAAGGTCCGCCTGAAGGATCGATCATATCGATTTTAGTAGTATCTGAATAGACTAAACCTCGGTATTTTTTAGATAGTGGAGTTGATTCAAATGTTTTCTTATCGTATTCGTGAACGGCTTCTTTAAACTTACCTAGAGTCATTTGTTTATCAGTATCAACATCAGCACAATAGGCTTCATAAGCTCTATTATAAACGTTAGGCCACCCGCATCGCATCCATTTAAACTCTCCTTCAAACAGAATATCTCCTTCGTCAGTTTTACTAAACGTATAGATGTCCCGGTACCGGTTTTCAAATTCTATTTTACTTTTCATCTTTATTGTATTCCTCCCAGTTACTGAATTTAAGACCCCACATTAAGCTGCACATAGCCATTTCGCGTTCGGCTACTTTAGCATATAGCTTAAGTTCCTTCATAAGGTATTTCTTACCCCATGCTTTCCATTCTTCACTCTGCTCAACAGTCATAGTCCATTGAGCATACCAATCGTCTTTTCGGTCCTTGATATCCTCGTAAGTGACTTCGTGACCGGCTACTTCAAACATCTTGTTGATTAGCTCAACAACTGCTTTATTCCATTTCTCTTCTCTACTTAATCGTTTTACCATATCCTTAATATACGAATAATCTTTCAGAATTCCAACTCAATCCCACCATTCTTCAATCCTATCGTTCATTATTTTGAACAATAAACGTTTGGCTTTATTATGCTGTGCTTGTATTCTATAATACATTTCACCAGTCATAGGTTTAGTATCATAATATTCAGCATAATAATCCTCGTTTTGTATTTTATTGATTAGTCTAACACAGGTCATCATTAATTCAGCATCACGTTGGGCGCCATTATGAAAACCAACATGGGCTAAGTGTTTAGCCTGTTTCTCTAATTTAAATTTTAATACCTGAAAAATATAATGATGATCCCAGTCTCTATCTTTCCAAATGACCCAAAACCATTTATACAAGTTTTTAACTCCATACTTAGTATATTTGTACTGGTAGGGTAGTTCCCATCTTACCCACCTGTAGAGTTTCCAGTACCATTGATCGTATTCTTCGTTCATAACTTAAATAATTCGTATACGCTGTTCCTTGTATTAAACTTAAGATACGAACCATCCTCTGAAGATTCAACTATTTCTGTAATATCTGTTGTCATCCAAGTAAAGAAATCATTAAACGGAGACATAAGTAATGATCGTCCTATTGCCGGTTCAGTACAGTCTTGCTTAACTCTACCTTCCTCGTTCCATTCCAACCATTTTATATCCCTGGATTGATTAACTAAGCCATCACGTTCACGAACTAATTTCCAGTTAAATTCGTTTTCAATTACTCTTTGCTCAACAGCAATTTTAAATACATTATCCTCAGTTAGGATCATCGGTATTTTTGTTTGTTTAATCTTACTCATCTGATTTGTGTTTAAGTATAAATTTAATACATCCTTTGTAAATTAGCAACTTACATATCCACTTAGGTAGCCAACCTGCCATGTAAGGTTCTGTTTTAGTTAGAACATAGAAGTGATTTCCAAACTCAATAGTAGCCAATTCACCTCTTGCTCTAAAGTAGAAGGGTTGCTTTAAGAACCAACCTTCTGCCTGTACCGGGCAATTACCTGACGGTTTATATTTCCATTTAATCATTCTAGAGTAAATTTACTATTTAGACCTTCCTTTATTCTTGCTAATTCTAACTTATCACTCATCTCTTCATAGATCTCATCAAAACCTTCCCCACTCTCTTTTGAGAGTTTGTATTGCTCCTCAGTAAGTTCTACTTCGTAGATGCGTTCAGTTCTTTCTATTTTAATTAATTTAGGCATAATTTTAGTTTTGTATTTCTATTTAATTATTGCTTATTTATTTTTCTTAGTTCAAAAACTATTTGCCATAAAGGTAAAGCTATTAGTAGTGCTGCTAACATTATCATTGCTCACCTCCTCCGTAGGTTTCGTTGTAGTATTGTTCTGCCCATGTATCGCCAGGTCCAGGTCCTGCGTACAATAAAGTATTAGCGGCATCAATGATTTGTTGTTTCTCCATTTCTTTGGCTTGTTCTTTCCATTCAGAAGGTATTGAATAACCTGCAAAAAGGAATCTGTCATACAACCACTCCACTGCCGTTTGTTGTTTATTGTTTGTCATTGCTCGCTAATTTTGATTGCAAAAATTCAATTAGTTGTTTCAATTCGTCTTGGTTTAAGAATAATGTTTCTATACCTAAAAATGCACATTCAATTCCAACATCCCCGTCTGGATAACCTTTTATACTCCATTGGGAAAGTTCTTGTTGAATGTCAATCCTATCCCATTGTGGGTTTTCTTGGTACTTGATGTATTTAAATCTTTGTTTATTGTTTTCCATTCTTTTATCGTTTAAAAATTTGTTTAGTGTTTCAGTTGTTTCATTGCTTAATGCTTCATCAAGTTTGTTTTCAAGTTTGTTTAAGTCAAGGCTCATTGCTCACCTCCTCCGTAGGTTTGTTGGTAGTATTGTTCGCCCGAAACACATTGTAAATTGTTCACTCCTTTCATTTTGATTCCGTGAGCCCATATAATTTCACTCTTATGCATTGCCATATGCTCCTCTAATATAGCATACCAAATGAATTTATCCTTTGGTGTATCCCATAACTTGTGGAATAACTGTTCTATTGATGTTTGTTTATTGTTGCTCATTTATTATGCCTTTTTTCAATACAGCTTTAATTTTCCACATATACTCTCTATAAAGCATATAACTGTGTCTTGCTTGTTGACCGCCCTTTACATTGTGTAAATCTGAAATCATGTCGTCCATTAATCTAGATAAGAAATCTAAATCCTCAAACACATTTTTTAATGTATTTTCATCCATGTTTACTGTTTTCATATTATTGCTCATTATTTTTATAAATTACAATACCCCATTTTAACCAACCTATTACAATAACACCATTCCCAAATCTTTCCCTAAAAGATTGTTTGTAGTAATAAATTGTAGGAAGTATTTCTACTATATTTTCAAAATACTCAAACCTAATTTTAATTTTACTGTTACTCATTGCTGTTAAATACTTTAGGAAGTTCATCTAATGTCATTCTACTATTATCGGCTTGCATTTTATACAATTCATCTTGTACTTTATCATAGATATTTATTCTACTCATAATCCTAGGATCATTTGATTCTACTGATATAAATTCTAATGTTAGAATAAGTCGTTTAACACCTATTAAAGCACATTGTATTGCTTCTTTATAACGTCTATCACAGCTCATAAGCCCATGATTTAATGAACCATTATTAGGCAGTGCGTAATAATATTCATGAATAATTTCTAGTGCTACTCTTCTATATTGATCTATTTCCATATTACCATTGACTTAAAGTGTAGATTAATTTAGCAACATCACTTGCTGTTTGACGAGGCATAACATCACTTCCATCTACAATCTCAAACCATCTCTCTCCATCAGTCATCAACCAATTCCCTTGATTATCCCAAGCAGCTACTTCTGCTGTTGTTTCACCAGCATCACTGTAGGTGTGCTTGCCGAACTGAACGCTAATAGTACATCCGTTTTCGAAGGTCATTTGGAAGCCCTTATTGTAGCCTCTCTCAACCATTGTCTTAAATGCTTTATCTTTCATAACTTTTATTTATACTAATATACGAAAAAAGGCTCACATAAGCAAGCCTTTCCTCAAATTAATCCATGTCTTTTTCTGTAGAAGACCTAGTTTGTTTCTTTTCTAATTCTTCTAATTGCCTTTCTAAACGATCAATACTACCCCAGATAATACTTGCTTTAGGATCTAGTCTCATAATATCAGCTACTAACTCTTCCTGCCTGCCTCTGCTATAAAACCCACTTTCAATATCATCAGCTAGATCTTGCAAATGTTTAGGTGCATGAATAGAGATACGTAGGTCATAGTCTTGCCATTTAGTCTTCCAATCTACAAAAGCAATACCTTTAGTTAGCTTGCGTAGTAAGTTATGCAAAGTCCAGTTACGAACTCTTACAATAGATTTATCACTACCAAACACATGTAAGAAGCGTAAAAACCATCTTGGGCAGAATTTAGGCTTAGCTTCATAGTCCATAGCGAGTACTAGAGGATAAAGAGCATTAAAGTAATCACCTCCTTCATCCCATATTTGTGTTCCTAAATACCCATACTTCTCAAATCCTTTAGGAAAGAATATGAAACGGAAATCATCTAACTCTATGTTACGAGTATAAATCCTTCCTTTACTGCGTCCTCTCCAAAATAATATACTATACTTGATATTATCTAAACGCTCTTTAAGCGTTGGTGGTTTGTAAAATTTACTATTTTTATCTATTTTGCTCATAATTATCTTCCGTAAAAAGTTCCGTAGAACCAGTTTGACCAACTGCGTTTCATTTTAGTTACTTTGATATCTACCCGTCGTTTTGCACAAGTAATCATATAAGTCTTTGGCTTTCCTTCTAAGCTTCTAGTATACTGCTTTAAAGCTTTGCCAAAATCTATCTTATAGATACTAAACAGGAACCAGAATAGTTTCTGCTGATGATAGTCGTCAAAGATCCATCGACCGCTCTTGTAAGTAGCTAATTTGCTGTTAGTAGTTGAACCTTCATGCCCGCTGAATAGTTCAAAATGATCTCGTTGAGGTTTAAAAACCAGGTACTCGGTTTCGCTTAAATTGTAAATGAATGTATTTTCCATAACTTTTATTTCTTATATCGATTTTCAAAAGAGTATTTTTGAACTGCTGCCACAATAAGGGCGATTAATCCGTAGAGGAATAGTACTGCTAAATATTTCATAACTTATTTTTTTTATCTTATACTTAAGATACGAACAATAATTCAATAAAGCAACTATTAGTAAACTTTTCCTAAATCATCAGTCTTAGCTCGATTAGAAGCTTCCTGTATCTTTGATCTCTTACCCCAGGCTGAAAGATGCTTATCGTTTTCGATAGTTTCAATTTGGGTCTGTAGAGGGGGTTTCTGTTCTCCGGTGTAAACTTCGTAAGGTTCTTTTTCTTCATCTTCGATTTTCCAATCATCCTCCTCTTCTTTAACTAAGGGTGCGTCTAACCATTCCTTATCTTCTTCAGTTAATTTAGGAGTAGGCTGTTCTTCCTTCTTTGTAAAAGCAAAGTTAGCAGCAATCACCAAAGCAATCGCCAATGGATCAAATACAAAAATAATAACCAGTAAGAACCAGTTGATGATTTTATCCATGGGCTGTCCTGTAAGCCCGGAAAGGTATTTCAAAGGACCTAACTCAGAAGAAACTGTTGAGTTTGTTTTAACTTCTAAAATTTTATTCTCTAATGAGAAGATAGAATCATTAACTCTATCGAGTTTACTGGAAAGTTTCTCGTCTGAATTAGATGCTGATTCGATTTGTTTGATGCTTGCATTATTGGACCTAACTACTAAGTTACCTTTTTTGTCTGTGAATTGAGTTGTTGATCCTTTAGATAAACTCTCTTTTAATCCGGCTAAAGATTGTTTCTCTTTGTAGATTCCTTCTTGGGTCTGCTGATAAAGTTTCTTCTTAGTTTCAAGAGCAAGGATCTGCTGGTCGACAATGGTTGCTTTATTTGCTGTCTCTTGATAGGCTGATGATAAGAATCCGTAAATACCTGCCGAGGTGATCAGGATTAACACAAAGGCTGCAATTGTTAGATAGGTTCTTAGTACCTTATTTAATTCAGACCAGTATTGATATAGGAGTGAAGCAGTAACTAGTTTAGCTACTTCTAGTGATCCAGCCATGATTCCTACTGCCAAAGATGCTCCGGCAAATAATTTCATTATACCGGACACAGAATAGAATGCAGCTGAAGCTGAAACTGCTAGAGCTGAGAATGCAATAATATATGGAAACAGTTTTTTACCCATACTCTTAATGTATGTAATAAATAACTAAAGGGCAAGTTATTCTGATTTATGTTTATCGATCTTATCTAGGATCGCTGTCAAAGCTTCATTCTTAATGAAGCCGGCCTGTGCTGCATTCTTTAATGCACTGATTACCTGAAATACTATTAATGGGATTAGAATCGTTTCTGATAACCAGGATGTTCCTTTGAATCCAGCTTCAACCATTATTAAGGCCGTCAAGGTTATGATCCAGGCAGTTAATGTTTTTAAGATTCTAACTGCTTTGTAAGTCTTAAAGCCTTCTCTTTTAGTTCCGGCAATGATACCGAAAAAACCATCCATGAAGATTACTGCAACAACGGCAAGGTACTGCTCTGAGTTTTCCATTGCTAGGTTAAAAAAGTAGCTGCAAATGAATGCAAATGCTGCTGATGTTGCAAGAATCGTCGTCTTCATATTATCCTATAAAATCATCTAAGTGGTCTGGAATGCCGTCACCGTCAACGTCGCATATTTCAACGTATCCGAATGCTTTCATAAAACTAGCCACTCTCTCTTTTAGATCATTGTCTGTATCTTCAAACCAATCTTCTTTTAGATTGTCATGATCTAAGATAGCAATCAGTGCGCTATAAATTTTATCAACATTCTCAACCAGGTAGATGTCGGATGCCATAAAGTCTAAGCTAAAAGCATAATCATCAATCTGTGGAATTTTAGTTAAAGAATCAATTTTACCAATCTTCTTTTCTTTTAAAGGCATTTCTTTGCCGAACTTATGAACGTATTCGCCCACGTAGATGTAACCCTGTCCTTCTGGTAATGTAAATTCGCTCATCTTATTTTAGTAAATTGTAATACTCTTTGAAATGTTTAATTCTGTCAGCAAGTCCAATTGTACCACCGTTAACCCTTTTAGTAACTGCAGTAACTGTTGCATCATCTGCTCCTCTGTCGCAAATGCCCCATAGCTTATTTGTATCAAAGAACCAAGCAGCTGATGCTAAAGGATACTTTGTAGCTACTAAATCTGGATTGGTTGTTGTATCCTCAGGAACAAACTTGTCGAAAGCCATGTAATTTGCTTTTCCGGTCAATTGAATGTAACCTCTTCCTCTGAATTTAAAACCTTCTCCTGTTGCTTCTACTCCATTACCCATTCTACCTCCGTAGACTCTTGAAGCAATCTTTTCTGGCTTACGAGCATAAGCTTCAGCTAAAGCCAAAGTTGGAAAGTATTTTCCAAAGATGCCCTGTAGTCCTTTTGAGGAGTAGTTTAAATTCTCCTGAACGGCTTTAAACCCACCTGATTCATGGCCGCATTGGGCCAAGAAGTGAGCAAGTCTTAAAGGAGAGGTGATATTAAATTTTACAGCAGTGTCAGCAATTTGAGCTATTACTGCGTCGGGAATGTGTCCCTTTAGTTTGTCTAATTTAAATGGACCTGATGGGATAGAAGCTGCAGCTGGTGCAGGGGCAGTACCTGGAGTTGTCCCGAACATCTTATTCCATGTTCCGTCTCCTACTATACCGTCAGCAGTTAATGCATTAGCTCTTTGCCATGCCTTGACCGCTTCTTCTGTCTTAGGTCCAAAAGTACCTATTGCTTCAACGCCTAATTTGGCTTGAAGTTTTTTAACGTCTTCGTTATTATCACCTCTTTTTAGTAACATGATTACCCTTCTTCTTCTTCTTGTTTTGGACTTTCGATGTCTTTCTTTCTGTTAGTCCATTTGTCAATAGATGCAATACCGAATGAACCTAACACCATTACCATAAATCCGTCGAAGATAATTTTGTTAACAACAAATTCTTTACCTGCATAGCCGGTGATAATGTCTACTAAGAATGCTATACAAAGCATTAAGAATGCGATGAAACCCACAACGCTTTTTTCGTTGATTGAGTTGTTATCGTCAAATAATTGATGGAAAAATTTTTTCATATCTTTTTTCTTTTGTTATAAATATCAGAACTTTTTGGAAGCATCCTTAAGACTGGCTTGTAATGCTTTAGAAAATGCTTTTTTATTCAAAGGAACCTCACCATTTTCAACATTTAAGAACATTGCAAAGACGAAAGTGCGTCTTTCTCCTATTCCTTCCCAAGTTCCTGTATTAAAGGCTACTGAAGTTTTAACAATATAATCCTTTCTTAACCATTGAATGCCCATAATATTAAGCATTTGCTGTGGAGAATAAACAGAATCGATATAAACAGTGACTGTAAACCCTGAAGAATCTTTAGGAGAGTATCCTTTCTGTTCAATAATATATTCCTCAACTGTTTCTTTTACCCCGAAGGTAATGTCTCTTCCTCCAACCTTTTCAATTTTAGTATTGTTAACAACATCAACATGGAAGAAGGTTGAATCGGCAGGAGCCAAAGCAAATAAAACGGTAGCAAGTAGGTTTAACATCTGTTATAAATATTAGTAAGTTACTGCCCCGGAGTATCCTGGTGCAATGATATAGAGGTTAAGTGTTCCTCCTGATGTTAAAGTGGAGGTAGTATGGTTAGTTACTCCCGGATAAGTTGCTCTTAGGTTTGTTGTACCTGCAGCAATAGCATTGTACTGAGCAGTTGTAAAGATTCTCACATCAGGAGCTATTCTCCATTTAGAAAACCTACCAGCCTTCCTTGCAGCAACGTAGTATTTGTCTGCAACAGAAATTATTCCATCGTCATTTACATCAAACATATGAAATGATAAACCGGTTCTAGCAGTCTTATTTAAAACAGTATTTGAAACAGCTTGAATGTCTGCTGTAGTATAGGCCTGTATTCTGGTTGGAGCGTCTACTTGAATTGTAAATTGATCACCGGCTGCTGTAGTTCTTGAAAAAGAATAATATCCTGATGAGTTTGTATTTGCGGTAGCATCTAATGAAGTGGAGGATGTTGTAGTACTTGAGGATGTATTTATCTCCCAGCTAGTACCCGAGAAGGAACCTGAAGTAACTAATGTGCTTGCTAACCAAGCACTACCTGTTGATATACCCATCACCTCCTGGTTAGAACCATCTGCAGTAAATGTTCTCCAAACCACTATCTGCTTTGAAGCTTGATTTTTAATGAAATATAAATCCCAGGTGTAGTTTACTCCTGTCTGATTGTATTTGCAATTACCTTCGTATCTTACTCTAAACACGTCTCCGTAAGTTGCATCTGTGTAACTTTCAGTTGAAACATAAGAAACGTTGTTGTCTGTAGAGCTATTATCTACCGAACCTATATGAATGGTTGGTTGATTAGGACTAGTAGCATTTCCATTATATCCTGAGCTTGAGCTTGTTCCAAAACAAAACCAAGAGTTAGCATTTACGTGACCTGATGAATAAGTAGTACCTGCATAAGAAGGACTAAACCCAGAAGGAAAAGTAACAGCAACAGATGTTTCATCTGTATTAGCACTAGAAAAAAGCACTGAGGTTCCTCTTCCTCTATCAGAAGGAATACCTGATGTTATTTTAGCTAGAGTACCTGATTTAGTAGTAGCACCTGCTGTACTTTTATAAAGTTTTACCGGAACATTATTTGCTCCAGATCCGTTTGCGTTGTAGAGGTAACCTGAGTAGGTAAATTGACCCATCAGGGAGTTAGTTAAAAAAAATAGTATAGCTATTAACCACCTCATATTTTCATTTTTGCTCCCATTAGTATTTGGTAGTTTAGGATATCCTTACCGGCAATATAAGTACCTCCGGCAGTAATTCCAACTCCAAACGTCTTAGTTAGTCTGTAATTAAGGTTTAGGAATGGAATAACGATCGGTTTAGATTCAAAGAGAGACTCTGTGTAGTACTTGGAATACGGTGAATACACACCGGCCATGATCACTGTAGCATCTAAACTCTTAGTTACTTTTCCTTTATACATAAAACCACCAATAACGATAGTTGAAATCATTTCTTCTCCGAACATCTTACCGTAAGAACCAGCTGCACCGTAAAGTGCTGTAAAGTTTTTAACTGAGTTTACTCTAACAAATAGAGCTGTATTTGTAATTGATTTAGGTAAAATACTTAACCCATCTGAAATTACATTAATGTGTTTGTTTCCTTTCTTGTTTGCTCCTATCCAAGATCTAACTACTGAGAAGTTTCCAATCTTTGCATTGACCATGTAGTCAGCTGAGAAGCCTATTGAGGCTGATCCATCTCCTTTTACTTTGGTGAATGAAGCTGTTCCTCTTGCATCCTGTGCTCCATTAGCTTTAGTCTGAACTCCAACAATATCTCCTGTCATTAGGATTGCAGGCTTGGCCGTCTCGACCTTGCCTTTACCGGCTGCCTTAGCCGAACTACTGGATTGTGATTTTTGTGTTTCGGTCTTTTGCTCTTCTACTTTCTCAGCAGAAGGTTCTTCAGTTTTTGGCTCTTCTGTCTTATTGCCTTCCCCACTGCCTGAACCAGACCCCGAACCTGAACCGCTACCGGAACCCGAACCGGACGAACCTGACCCCGACGAGCCGTTCCCGCTGCCGCTTCCAGTGCCTGAACCAGGATCACTGCCATTACCGCTAGGAGGAGGAGGATTTCCATCTTCTGATTTTTCGTTTGACTGGTTGTTTTCATTTTTTGAATCAACACTTCCCGAACCAGATGAGGTTGTACCGCCAACGTTATTACCTACTCCTGCACCAGCAGAGCTACCAACGGATGAAAAATCTAAATTCGAAATTGAATTTAGGTTCATAACGTTGTTAACAATGTTTGAAACCGTATTTGTTTGAGTGGTAGTTGTGGTGGTTGTAACTGCCCCTTGACAAGGTGATGTTGTTTTGTACTGGTTATAAATATTATTCATCCATAAATCAAAAGTACCATCTTGCAGTTCTAGGTAGCTGAATGCTTTTACTTGTCCGTAGTATGCAATTACAATCGGAGTAGACATATCAGCATTAATAAATTTGATCTCTTTAGTGCAAGGATCAACGTACGAATACATAAAGGACTGCCCGTTTAGAGACAGTCCTATCATGAATAAAAAAAATAATATTTTAGTTTTTAAAGACACCGTTCCTGATTAAGCTTTCGATTACTTTGGTGGTAGCAGTCTCTAAAGACTTTCTAGTTGCTTTACCCACAGTACTTTGTGAAAACTTCATATCAAGAGATTTCAAGAACGATTCTCCTACTTTTGTTGACTCTCCTTCTCCAGATCCGATGTAGACCTGTCCCGTTGTAGCATCAACGAACCTAACTTGGAGACGTATGAAAGTAGTAACAACAACTTTGCTTTTACCCTTTTCAACAGTCTCATCTTCATCAACAGCAAAATCGGCCACAGTAACATAAACAAAGTAACGAGCAGCTTTAATCTTACCCTTTCCATCAATGGGCTCTTCGAAGACTCCTTTTTTAGAAGCTTTGAATTGGGTAACCATTCTTTCTTTGATTTCAGCTTTCTCTTCGGTGAATATAAATCTTCTTGTTTCATCTAAATAATCTAGTACTGATTCGGCAAATCCTAACCCAACGTTCTTCTCTTGAAGGTCTGGGTACAAAGCTAAAACTTTAGTCATATCAACGTTAATTACCTGGACAGCATATTTCAAGCTATCTGTGTAATTTGATACTGAAGAGATATCTTTAGTTTCAATAACGTCTTGTTCGGTTGTAGTTTTCATTGAACCACATCCAATCATAATAACCAATAAAAAAGCAACAAGGATATTTCTTACCATGGATCTTCTTCTTTAGGTTCAGGCTTGGTAGCAGGAGCAGCAACAGGTTTTTCAACTACACGCTCTTTAATGATTGTGTTTGTTCCACCGCTTGACTGCTTCTGTTGATTTGTGTTGTTGTTCTCTAGATTCACGTTAATAACAGGAGCAGGACCTTGTTCTGTTTTAGCTTCTTCTTTAGGCTCTTCGCCACCGCCTAAGTGGGTTGCAAACCAGGCACCGCCGGCTGTAACTGCTGTAGTGATAGCACCAATAATTGCTTTTTTGGTTGCTGACATTACGCCTTCTTCTTTTTCTTCTGACATTTTATTTAGTTTTTATTTTAATCCTCTGTTGTACTTGATAAAGATACTCCGTCTTCTTCATCTGTTTTTTGAATTAACATTTTATCTCTATCTTCTGAATTGAACCAATAATCGATTACTTTGTTTAAGTTACCGACAAAGGCACCTAATAAGATCAACAACATTTCTTTCCAGTCGTCAGCTATCTGTACTCCAACGAATACTGCTGAGTTAATTCCTACAATGATTAAAGTAAATAACCCTAAGATTACTAATGTAATTTTCCATCTATTGTTCTGCATTTCCTGCAGCATGTTGTAGAATCGATTAGTATCGGATACTTTAGCAGCAGGTTCTGTTGTTGAACCCACTGCTTTTTTTATTGTTTCTTTAATACTCATTTGTTTATAATTATTTTTGAAGTTGAAATTTTAGTATCTGTTTTAACTGATAAGAAATACAAACCATCTTCTAACTTAGTTAAGTTAACAACGTATTTGTAGTCTCCTGCAGGCATTTTGGTGTTTAACACCTCCATTACCTTTCTGCCAATCAGATCGCTAACCATTACTTCGGTTTGTGATTCTTGTTCTACTCTGAATTGAACATTAATTATTCCATCGTTTGGATTTGGAAATACTAATAAGTCTTTAAGTTCGTCAAGCTTGATTGCTTTCTTAACTCTCCTTACTTCAATCACTCCCATTGCTGGTGTAATGTTCATATCCCTTGCATCATTACCTCCCACGTATTTAGGTCCAGTCCAGATAGCTGCGGAACCCCATTCATCTTGAGGCTTCTTAGCGATGAACTGAATGTTAAATACATTCTCACCGTCATTTACTAATTGATTTCCTTTTAAGTCAGCTGCACCAAATGCAACTACTCCGTCAGATGGGTTAGTGTATGAAGTCCAGTTCATCATCTTCTCAGTTAAATCGATTTTCTTAAACTCTAATAATGCTGTATCATACTTTAATTCTAATTGAATTGCTCCTAATTGTTTTCCGTCGGTAAGCATTCTTACAGGAACGTTAACTAAGTTACCTTCGTCAACTTTAATTTTAGGCATGTTAACTTCAATAGTTTCAGTTACATTGTCGTACTGAACTGTGTTATCGATAATGTAGTTTTTAGCATTTGCTGAGTTGATAATCTTAATAGGAGTCAAACGAGCCATTTTAAATCCTGTGGAGTTTGCATCTCCTTTAACAGCTACATAGTAAGTGATAGAATCTCTTCCATCTACCGAGTATGTGAAGTTATTAACTGTTGAGTAAGTAGAAGTCAAGTTAGAGCTTGCTCCGTTGATTGCATTATATTCGGCAACTGTAAAGAACATTACATCCTTCTTAGAGTTAGGCCAAGCAGAGAATCTACCTGCTAATCTTCCATATACTGAATAAACGTCTGCAATGCTAATTAAACCATCAGTTCCGTTAACGTCCATTGTGTAGTAATCAAATCCTGCAGGAGTGTATTGACCTAAGATAGATTGATTGATCTTCTGTGCATCTGCAGTAGAGAATACGTTACCGGGAGTCATTGTATCTCCTTTAACGACAATTCTAACATCCCAGTAAGTAGTATCTAAGAATTTTCTAAATACTGTAACTCCATTAGAGTTAGTCTTCTGTACTGCAATTTCAGTCCAGGTAGAAGAACTTTTAGCTCTTTTCTCTAAACTAACTGTTAAGTTTTTAGCATCTGTACCTGTAACGTTCTTAAACTTAGTAGCAAATCTTAATACCTTCTGATTGAAACGACCACCGTAAGAGTAAACTACCAAGGTAGTATCATTACCCCAGTTAGTAGCAGCTCTGTTAGAGAATGACTTAACACCTGATACTTTTAAAGTCTTAATAGAATCTAAAGTGTTCCATGTAGACTCACCAGCATGGGTAAAAGTTAAATCAAAGGTTGCTCCATTAGAGTAGTTAAAAGTTGAGTTAGTACCTGTGTAAGCTAAAGTAACTGTTAAGAACCCTTGAGTATTACTATCAACATACTGTAAGTATTGATCGGTAGCAGAGATCTTTAAGGTAGGTACAACTGCAGTAAATGCAGTATTATCGTAGAATACACGAAACTGCACACCTGTAATTTTCTCAGAAGTAGAAGTGTTGTAGAAATGCAAAGGGGCAACAGTCTGTCCGACAGTAGTGGTTGCTACTTGATAACCAGAATCAATTACCACCCAGTGCCCTGTTCCAGGTGATGTTGAAGATGATTGTGCCGATACTCCGAAAACGGCCAATGCCGTCAGAAGGAATGCGATGAGTTTTTTCATTTTTGTATATTAATTAGTTGTTTTATTGCATGTTGTTTTAACCAAGGTTCAGGATTAGTAAGCTTATCAATGAAGGTAAGCTCATACCTGTAACACCATGCCTCCTCTTGTTCAGGAGTAATGATGTACCCTTTTTGTAAAACATGCAAATGTAAACTCTCATGAACCAACACTACAGCGAGGTTGTTAATTGAATTTAACTTTACATCTTTAACAGCAACTAGGATTGTTCCTTTGTTTCCATAACTTCCATCATTAGATGAAAACCCTGAAGACCAGAACTCAACTCTATTACAAACACTATCAATCAGCTGATATTTTTCAATATCGGTCTTTTGAATTAATGTTAACGCTGAATCTATTTTCTTATCCCATCCGTCACCGGCTTTATCTATCCTAATCTGGCTAGAAGAAAAACTGGTTATCAAAGAAGTTAAGGCAAACAGAAGCAGTGCTTTCATTTCATATAAATAGAAAAAGGTCTGCGTTAACAGACCCTTTCTTAAATTTTTTTGATTAAGATTATTTTACTTCACAAGCACCGCCGGCACAAGCCGCTTCTGCTGCTAAGTCAGTCATATCTTCCAACTCAACTACTTTACTTAAATCAACTTCTTTCAAAGTTTCCATCAAAGCATTATACTCTTCTTCCGTGCAATCGGTAAAAGGAGCCTGGACGTAAGTATGTCCGTCGAATGGTAATACTGAAAGTCCATTGTAAAACTTTCTATTCTCCCACATCCATTCTCCAACTGCATCCCATTCGTCATTCTTGATTGAGACTGTAGCTGAAACGTTATGAGTATTGTTTCCTTTTCTATGACCGGGCTTAATCCATTCCTTAGTTACCTGCTTTACTCTTTCTAATAAATCAAAAGGTGATTCTGTTCTCAGGATTGCACCTTCAGGAGCCTTTTGAGGTACCGTAATGATTGCAGTATCATGAGGACGGAACTTATCATCTTCCAATAATTCTGGATGGTAAATGCTTAGGTAAGTATAAATTGCTTCGTTCTTACCTACTCTCACTCTTCTTAGGTAATAGTCATTATGCCATGCATGAATTCCACTAGAGGTTCCAAGTGCTAGAGAGGTTGTGCCTGCTGGCTTAACTGTAGTACATCTTGCGGCACTGTTGATTCCTAAAATCTTAGCAACCCTTTCATTTTCTAACTTTACTACTTCAGCTGCTTTAATCATATCGTAGCTAGTTACAACTCCTGAGCCAATACCGGTCATTGATACTCCGATCAAAGCTTCTTTCTCTGTAGTTCTTTTCCAAACCTCTCTTAGGTAGTGGAAGTTAGAGTAGCCGGCCTGTAAAGTTCCGATCAAGGCTGCTGCTTTAACTCTACCATCTAAATCCTCTTGAGTCTCAATATCCGAAACATTTACTTCACATAAATTACAGAATTGGAAAGGACGTAGAGCAATCTCACAGCATGGATTAGTTCCCCACTCAGCATTGTTGGTGAAGTAAACCCCTGGTTCACCTGCTCCTGATGCTTCGATTCTCTTCCAGATATCCCAGAATTGTTCTTTCTCAGTAATTGATCTTACTAAAACAGCTGAGTTATTAGCTCTACCGCGTTGAGGATTTAATTCCCACCAAGCACCCGACTTACAAGAAATCATTTCATCATCGTCAGGAGAGAATAGAGAAATTAAAGCAGCTCTTCTAATACCGCCAGCCAATACTGCATCTGCAATATGACAAACTATATCATGAACTTCGATGGTGGTTAATTTATCACCATCTTCTTTTGCTTCAAGCATACCCTGTAACTTAACCAAACACTCTCTCAAAGGGCCTGGTCCTGGTGCTTTACCGCCGGCAGTAATTAATCTTGCTCCTTTTGGTCTAATATCTGAGAAGTCAAACTCAATAGAAGAAGTTCCTCTAAAGTAAGACTTCATTAATACCTTAACTGCATCAGCCCATCCTTCAATAGAGTCCCCGATAAGGAATCTTTTCTTTCGGTTTTTTTTAGGCTTTCTAATTTCAGGAAGCTTTTCGATGTGATCGTATTGAACTGAATAACCAACCCCGGTTCCTCCTAATAATAAGAACATCACTTCGCCGAAAGCTCTCCAATCATCGATTGGTAGGAATGCGCAGTTGTAGATACGTGCTGGATTTACTTCGATAGGGCGTCCTGCAAACTGCATTGATCTCATTGAAGGTAAAACCTTTTTGTCATAGACGTACTTATAAGCTGCTTCAATCTCCTCTTTCAATTGAGGATACTTCTTTTGATGCATCTCTTTGTTTCTTGTAACCAACTCTTGCCATGTTTCTCTTCTATTCAAATGCGGTTGGTATTTCGCATATTTCATGAAAACTGTAATCTCGCTTAAAATTTTTGTTGAAATGTCCATTATATTAATTTGTATTGTATTTAATAACTAGCCGGTTTTTTTAAAAAATTCCCGGTTTTTTTAAGAAAAAGATGAAAGTTTCATGAATTTCTTAGCTAATTCCTTCTTATCGAAGCTATCTACCTGGGAAAATGTTGTGGGTGTGTTAGAAGTGGTATCTTCGTAGGTCGGCATATCTTCGGTTAATTCGATATGACCGTTGTTAGTATCGATCTTTGCTCCGAAGGTCATTCCATCCATTCCGTATCGATTCTTCATAACGTGTACTCGGCCTGTTCCGTGAACCTTATCTTCTTTCTTTCTGGATAAAGATAAACAGAAGTCAGCAACCATGATCTTATCATATGATCCTGCTGCCTTATCTCCTTCGATAATATCGTCTTTTGCTCCCATTCGGTTAACCTGAGAAGGTGATAGAACAACTACTTTAAATTCCTTAGCCATTCCCTTACATGCAACGTACATATCATCAATTTCATCTTTCCTTTCAGTAAACTTCTTGGAAGGTGGTCGGAGATAATCGATGTAGTCAATTACTACCATATCAGGTTTAATGTCTGCGTCAATGCACTTTTGAATATGGGCTTTCAAGGTTGCTACAGAGGCTGCTTTAGGTGGATACTCTTTTACTACTAGCTTACCGGCCAGACCCTCAACTATGCTCTCAACCTCCGGGCGGTGATGCTGTACTTCTTCGATTGAATGCCCGGTAAAGTAACAGTCAAATCGTTTACCAACGTAATCCTGTCCTAATTCTAGAGTATAGTAAATGACATTGTAACCCATCTTAACTGCGTGAGCTGCCATTGCAACCATCATCCAAGATTTACCTCCCCCTGGGTTACCAAATACAATACCTAAATCACCAGCTCCAAAACCTCCTTGGGTTAATTGGTTCAACATAGGCCAAGGAGTAGGAACGGTGGGGCGATAATCCTCCCGGTAACGGGTCTCAATATCCTTATTATATTCGTGTCCAATGTTTCTATCCTGTCCGGCCTTTAACGCGTTATCAATCAAGTGCCGAATTGAATCGTAGTCACCTGAGTTTAGAAGGTCAACTGAATTTAATAGAGCTGTTTTTAATTGTTGGTTCTTACAGAAGGCAGTAAATTCTTCTTCTACATACTGAAGTTCATCATCTGAATGTCGGTAAGCTTCTTTGATCTGCTCAACAATCGAAGTCTTAAGTACATCGTTATCTAGTTTTTTCACTCCTATTTTTAGAGTATCCATTGAGATTACAGTATGGTATTTATTCCAATACTGTAAAATTTCATTGATAATCCATTTATGAGCAGGGTTTGGAAAGTGCTCATCGGATAAAATATCGTAGATATTCTGAACGAATTCTTTTCTTGTTAGTAATGCTCCGATTGTTTTTACTTGAAACGCCGGGCCGTAATCGCTTAGTACTTTTAATGATGCCATTTCTTATAACTTCTTTTTATAACTTATTTTAATTAATATACGAACTTAATCTTTATAAATCCACCTATACCCTGCAGATTTAAATACTTTTTCTCCTGCTTGATTCTTATGGCAACAATTACGAACTGCAGATGGTGAAAATCCAAACTCCCCAGTTTCTTTTAAACTCTTGAACTCCTTAATAATTTCTCCGGTACTGTCATTTAACTGTAAAACAGCCCTCCATTTTTTTGGATTTTCTACTCCTTTTTTTGCTTCTGATATAGCTTTTTTTTCATCAGCAGTCCTAGGTATTCCTTTATTCCAAGAAGCAATTCCTCTTTTTGCTTCTGAAATTCGCTGCTTAGTTTCCTCAGTATGTGAAATACCTGTTCGTGTCGCTTTACCCCTTCTCCGTTCTGAGATTTGCTTTTTGTGTTTTTCGGTCAAAGTTTTTCCTTTATGTGTTTTTGAATTAGCTTCTTTGAATCCTAATCGGGCTTCTTCATATACTCTGGAGCTAGGTGTGTACCTACTTTGTTTGGGGTTATGCTGAGTGCACATCTTCCAGAAAGCGTAAGCCCGTGATTGACTATTCGGTTTATCTCTATATAACAACCAATGCGCTATAAAATGTTCTCTAGCTGTTAATAATACCAAATTTTCTTTTGTATTAGAACCGCCTTCACTCTTAGGTACTATATGGTGCTTTTCGTAGTAAGTTTCTTTTGTTTTTGTTCTGTTTTCTTGCTGTGCTTTTTGCACCAGTAAATTGTAATGTTTGTAATATTCCATTTATTATAAATAGTCTTAACATCAACATTCTACTATATACTGCAAATAAAAAGTTTTTTAGAAAATTAAACTTATTTTAGTATTTGTCATTACTCACCTCCTCCGTAGGTTTGTTCAATTAATTTTTTAAGACAAGCAAGTTCTGCTTCTTCGTAGGTTTCAAATCCAAATCCTTTCGTCCAATTTATTTGGTAGTAGTAAAACGAAAACTCTTTGTCGGTGTCTTTTTTAAATCCAATATAAGAATCTACATAGTGCTTCTCTCTAAACCATCTAAATGCCATAGCGTTACACACTGTTCTATGAATATCATCTGGGGGTAGTTCATCAAGATACTCAGGTTTCATGTCAGTGTCGGCTAGATTGTGTGTCTCAGCTAACCACTCAAAAAAGTTTAAGTCTTCTAATTCTGTGTATAGTTTCATTTGTTACCTCCGTATGTTTTATTTACAAAACTTTTCTAATTTTTGAAGATTAATTATTCCTAATTCTTCACATGCAGACATAGATAATTTTACTTCATCTACATTGAAACCTTTTTCAATAATAAAAGTTGCAATGTGTGAACGATTATCAATATGTATAGCAGTTACACGATGGGTAGCGTCTTTTAGGTCTTTATTGAACCATGTAAGTCCCCAAACTATTACTTTACTCATTTGTTACCTTCTTTTTACAATCTTGGTTTCTTCCAAAAACTTCATCGATGGTATTATCACTATATCCATCAAGTTTTAATGCTAATTCAAGTGCTTCTCTAATAGCATAAGGATAATTACAAGACTTTGTGTCAATTGTTACAATTGCAGTTTGTCTTTCTTCGTTAGTTCTGTTAATAGTTATTATCATTTGTTACCTCCGTATGTTAAATTACTAAATTTACTTGGGCTATTCCTGAATCGTTTGAAATGAATATTTTAATACCCATAAATGTTTCAACTTTTACAATACCTTCATAGTCTTTAATAACAGACCTTATTATGAAGTCTTTTGTTGATTCATTCATTAAAATACCAATCGGCTTTTTATTATTTCGTGATTCGTATTCCTCTATTTTAAATACAGTATCAGCCATTAATTCATCATATGTCATTGCTCACCTCCTCTAAAGGTTTCGTTATAGTATTGTTCACCAGTTAGTGGTAATGTACTTTCAGGATAATCAATTCCATGAACTGTTCCTTTGTTGTATGCAGTTTCAATTCTTTCTTTCTCCGTTTCTAAATACATATCCCAATTTACATTCATTCCTCTTGATTTGCATTCAATGTCCAAGGCTTGAATAATTAGTTGTACTGCCGTTTGTTCTTTATTATCTGTCATCTCAATAGGTTCTGCCAAAGTTCTTTTTCTATTTTGACATCCGTTTTCATCACAATAATTCATTGTACATTTTTGTTCTGGGGTTTCACAAAACCCGTGTGGTGTTTGTTCTTTATTGTTTGTCATTGCTCACCTCCTCCGTAGGTTTGTTCATAAATCGTTTTGAATAAAATTTGTTCAGACCGAAAAAAGACACCAAACCTATTTCCAAAATAGACATTCCCTTTGTATATAAAATAACCATCTCTATTTTTTAAGTCAATTTCTTCTGTCCAAATGTTAAATCTCTTGGCTTTGAATCTTGCTTTAATGTTTTCAATCATTTGTTACCTCCTTGTATTTTATTACGCATCCAAGTTGCACCACCTAAATAAGATACATCGTAAGGGTCAAATTCATCAAACTCCATACCATCCAACTCCATCATTTTTTTTATCTCCTCATCACTTGGTAGTTGCATAGACCTTTGTTGCTTCTCCATTTCTTTTGCTTGTTTCCAATCTTCAACGGTTAATTCTTGATTATATGCAATTTCCCACAACCACTCCACTGCCGTTTGTTGTTTATTGTTTGTCATAGTTTTTTCATTTGTCTGTTTCATTGTACATCTTGATGGCTATTTCAAATGCCTCTTGTCTTGCCTTAAAATATTCAATACTTTCAAAACGATATTTACTATTAATCATTTGAAATTCATTGAATAACCACTCAACTGCCGTTTGTTGTTTATTGTTTGTCATTGCTTGTGTCTTTAACCCAATAAAAATCTAATAAGGTTCTCATAAAGAATCTCTTAACAAAGTTAGGCTTACTATGTGTAGCAAATGCAATAGTATTTACCATAATCTTACTGGATAAGCAATACCATCCTACTATTTTTTTTGGTTTTGGTTGAGCGATAGTTGTTCCTATGTCTTCTAACCACTCTTTGCTAGTTTGTTTCATCTTTTTAGTTGTTTATTAATCTCTAAGTTTATTATTAGCTTGTTTAACAAGAGAATCTAATTGCTTATCTCTATTTTCTTTTTCAGCTTTTAGTTTCTCTAATTGTTTATGTAATCTATCCACACTACCCCAGATAATACCTGCATTAGGATCTATTGCTAGAATTTTAGCTACTAACTCTTCTTGTGCACCTCTAGAGTAAAACCCGCTTTCTATATCATCAGCTAAGTTTTGTAAGTGCTTAGGTCCATGAATAGATATACGTAGATCATAATCATGCCACTTAGTCTTCCAATCTACAAAAGCAAGACCTTTAGTTAGTTTACGTAGTAAGTTATGCAAAGTCCAGTTACGGACTCTTACAATAGATCTATCACTACCAAATACGTGAAGAAAGCGTAAAAACCATCTTGGGCAGAATTTAGGCTTAGCGTCATGATCCATAGCAAGTACTAAAGGGTATAAAGCATTAAAGCAGTCACCATCTTCATTCCATAGATGTGTTCCTAAGTAACCATATTTCTCAAATCCTTTAGGAA